ACCAAAAAAGAAAAAATAAACATTTTGGGAAGATTTGATTCTGTAGAATCTTTAAAAGAATCAAAACAACTCTATAAAACAATCAAAGACGAGTTAGGTCATGTTGATACTAAAAACATCAATGAAAGTGTTGACAAAGTTGTTAACAATTCAATGAGTTCAGGTTCATCACAAAACCTAATCGAGTCAAAGACATACGAAAATCCACAATTCTTAAGAATTAAAGATTTGATGTCAAAAATCTAAATAAACTAAAAACAAAAAAACCAAAACTAAAATGGGAGCATTATTAGAATCAGGTCTTGTAGGTAACATCGGTCTTAAGCACTTGAAAGTTATCAAAGAAGACACAATTAACAAATGGGACAAATTAGGGTTCCTAGAAGGCTTAAAAGGTCACCTAAAAGAGAACGTCGCTCAATTATATGAAAACCAAGCGTCACACCTCATCAATGAAGCATCAACAACTGCTGACTCAGGTTCGTTCGAAACTGTAGTTTTCCCAATCGTAAGAAGAGTATTCTCTAAACTTTTGGCTAACGACATCGTTTCTGTACAAGCAATGAACCTTCCTATCGGTAAGTTGTTCTACTTCGTACCTTTCATTCAGGAATATGAAGTTGAAACCGCTACAAACGCTCAACACTACGCACCTTATGGAGCACCTAACGCTGCTTCAGGTCAAACACCAAACAGTGGTTACAACCCAAACACTCAGAAAGACTTGTATGACAAGTTCTATGAAGGTAACGAACCAGCTCTTGACCCACCAGGTCTTTACGATTACTCAAGAGGTGAGTGGACTGCTATAACCGCACCAAACGCTACTGTTAAGTGGATAGGTGATGTTATGCTTCCTGCAGATTATGCATATAACTCAGCTACCACAAAAGTATTGTTAGTTATGTCAGGTTTCGCACCAGACGGAGCAGGTAAACTTATCGGTCCTGACGGTCAACCTATGGATACTGAGACTTTCTTGGCGGGTATGACAATCAGAGGTAAGTCAACTAACGTTTACACTTCGGCTAACACAGCTAATAACTACTTGTTCAGAGTTGTAACTCAGAGATACGGTAAGGGTATTGTTCAATACGGTCAAAACCAAACCTTAGCGTTCCCAAGTTCTAAAACTGACGGTGGTACTTACTACGACGTATGTGACGCAACAGGTAGAATTTACTTGGAAGTTGATTTAACTACTCCATGTACAGTTTCAACTAACTCTATTGATGGTTACTGTGGAACTCCATTCTCTTCTTCAAGTGCAGATAGCAACGCGTTTGTTACTACTTACAAAGTTTACAAAAACCTTGAATTTGAAGATAAGATTGGTGAAGTTTCTTTTGACCTTCAGTCTGTTACAGTTTCTGTTACTGAAAGAAAGTTAAGAGCACAATGGTCACCTGAAATGGCTCAAGACGTTGCGGCGTTCCACAACATCGATGCTGAAGCTGAATTAACAGCTTTATTGTCTGAACAAGTTGCGGCTGAAATTGACCGTGAAATCTTAAGAGACCTTAGAAAAGGGGCGGCTTGGAACTTACGTTGGGATTACAACGGATGGAAGAGATTAGGCGGAAACGCAGTTCCTTACACTCAGAAGGATTGGAACCAAACTCTTATCACTGCAATCAACCAAATCTCAGCTCAAATCCACAAATCTACCTTAAGAGGTGGAGCTAACTGGATTGTTGTATCTTCTGAGGTATCTGCAATCTTTGATGACTTGGAGTACTTCCACGTATCAAACGCAGCTCCTGAGCAAGACCAATACAACATGGGTATTGAAAGAGTTGGAACATTGGCAGGTAGATACCAAGTTTACCGTGACCCTTACTTCCCAGCTAACCAAGTGTTATTGGGACACAAAGGAACATCATTGTTAGACACAGGTTACATCTACGCACCGTATGTACCTCTACAATTAACTCCAACAATGTATAACCCATTCAACTTCACACCTATCAAGGGTATCATGACAAGATACGCTAAGAAAATGGTTAACAACCGTTTCTATGGTAGAGTTACAGTTGATGGTGTTAGAACATTCGACTTGAGAGAATTGAGATAATCAATTTGATGATAATAAGAAAGGGGACCAAATGGTCCCCTTTTTTTATTTTAAATAGTTCTTACAGATTTGGATAATATTTCGGATTCTTGTAGTGAAAATACTCCCGACTCAAAAGCCTTTTGAATCCCTAATTTTAAAACATAAATTTTTTGTTCATCGGTGATTTCATTTAAGAATTTATCAAAATCTTCGGAATTTTTAATGACAATAGTGTCAAATAAAATTATTTGTGAATTTAAAGTATCTTCCATACACTAAAAATAAACCAAGATATTTATAAAGTAACTAATGTCTTTATCTATGAATAATCACAATCAAGAAGAAATCTTAAATAATTTGTTAAAAGAAGATTTGGCTGTTTGGTTTGGTACCAAGAAAAAACCAAAAGGTTCTAAACAACCCAAAGGTCCTTGGGTAAACATTTGTAGAAAAAAAGATGGTGGTGGTCATCCTCCATGTGGTAGACCTGATGCCGATTCAAAAAGTTATCCAAAATGCCGAGCTGCGGGTGTTGCATCTAAAATGACTGATTCACAAAAGAAGGCGGCGTGTGCTCAAAAAAGACGAGAGGAAAAGAAAGACCCAAAAGTTGGTAAAGGTAATAAACCAACTATGGTATCTTACAAACCAAGAAAAAACGAAAGTCTAAGAGAATTGATTAAAGATGTCCTGAAGGAGCATTTGTCAAAGTAGTATCCTTGGGTTGAGTTTTGGATGTATCTTGATTTTTTGGTACATCAATCTTTTTCTCTATAGTAATAGGTTTTACTTGTGGTGTATCAATTTTCTTTATTGTAGGTTTACTAACGTTGATAGTGTCATATACAATCACAGTATCTAAAGGTGAAAACATTTCGACACCACTAACTTTATTTTTGGATGGAATTTTATCTATAATAAATGGATAAAGGTTAATCCCAACAAGACCAATTAATAGTGTTGCGAATGATATTGATATTACACCAAACCAAAATGTTATTTTAAAGTAATTGTTTTTCATTAGATATTGACCAAAATGTTTTGTAATGAGTGTTTGATATTAGAAGTGATGTGTTTTTCTAACTCTTCTCTACGAAACTCAACCTCTTGATTAAAGAAATCAATCAATCTTTCCCATTCTTTACCCTCAATAAAAATGGTATAGGAGTAAATGTGATTAATAATTTGAACATTGTGTGAATTTAGAATTACTGAAATTTGTAATTCTTCATTGTTAATATAACGTTTACCACTAATAGGTGTTAACAACAATTCTGTTTCAGGATTTTTAATTAGTTTTTTACAAATCTGAATACAATCACGTTCATATTCAGATTTTTTTACAGGAACCTGTGTAATTCTGAATAAATAGATTGAAAACTTCTGTATGGACCTACGGAAAAAGTGGAGTTGTTTTTTCATATTTATAATTTGACTACAAATGTAAATCAAATTTTTGAACTAAACAACTAGCAGTAAGCACCTGAACAATGTTTTTTTCCGTCAAGTCCAGGTTTTGTACCTTTACAGACTTGAACAGCGTAACCATTTGCGTAGGCTGAGGGGTACACATCAAACTTTGCCTTTGCGGCTGACTTGCCACGTGCACATAGTTTAGTTCCGGTTTTTTTACGACCTTCCATCATCGCATCCATCTCAACATCAGTTTCTTCATAACCCTCCTCATTTGTCTCATTCATCAAGAAATCAAAAACTTGGTCTAAGTTATTTTTGGCTTCGGTAATGTGGTCATCAGCCCAATCATGACCATCGTCAAGAATTTGTGATACCATATCAACATCTAAATCAAGGAGTAATTCACATTGTCTTTTCATTTGTTCTAAATTAGAAAAGAACATATATCTATTAGTTTCCATGTCCCCCCCCTCTGAGAGAACTCTTTTGATGATTTCAGTTAAATCACTTTCTTTTAATTTAATTACTCTTTTCATTTTTTGTTAACTATTTGGAATTGTAATGTGTCTTTATAAATATCTTTCTCACCTGAAGTGTTCACTTTGATATCTACAAAGTATTCGTTTGGAATTTTATCTCTCATATCAAATATGAAATAGTATTCGTTTGGTGTTCTGTTTACAGGTGTCCAATCTTGTACTTGTACTTCTGTGGTACCTTCTCTGACATATATTCTGTAGTATATGTCAATGTTTGGTATTTGTTGGTTGGAGCTCCATTGTTTTTTAACCACAACACCCACTTTACGGATTTCTGTGTTAAGGATTTTTTCATTCTGTAGGATACCGTAAAAGTCATAACCGAATTTCTCGGGTTCTCTTGATTGTGTACCTATGTTGATTCCGTTACTGTAAGGTTGCAGGATGAACTGATTTGTTATGTTTGGTATAGACTCCCCATTTATAGACAAATCACTCCACACGTCATAAAAAACACATGGTGTGGGTTGTGTTGTAAAGGCATTTGGTATGGTAACTTCATATACACCTTTGGTAACCAAACAAGTTGTTAGTCCTGTTGCACCTGGTATTAAGTTTCCTGCAGAATCTTCAACATTAACTATTGGTAGATTGTCCAAATTAACAAAGTCACCATTTTGATAAACATAAAGGTATAATTTGTTCACTTGGTTTTTAAGGAACATATTTCTATTGTCCTTAATCAAATCATCGTATGTGGTCTGTAGGAATGGTTGATAGAATGTTTGAGTGTATTTCCCAAAGAAACCAACAGAGTACGATTCTGTCAAACCTGTAATTCTTTCAATGTCGGGTTTGTATGCAATACCCCATCCTGTCACACCTGTTAGTGAACCATCAAGTATTGCATTGATTTCATTGGTCATATCAAAATCAATATCCTCGTTACCCAATTCAAAATGTTGTGTGTCAACGATTGTAATTGCCGAGTAATTTAATCCTGTTAAACCTGTTAATGAATTTGCGTTGTTGTAGATACCTGGTTGCGACCAATTGGTAACTGTTGTTGTTTGGTACCAGTTGGATGGTCTTGTTGAGAACATAGAATCATTGAATTGTTCAATTGCTGTCATTGAACCTGAAACTCCGTTACTTGTTGTTCCAAACATATTATAATCATATCCAACTCCTTCGTCCCATGATTGAGGTGAACCTGTTGTTCCTGAATATTTTGGTATTCTAAATAAAATTAAATCAAACGACGCAGCTCTTTTACGTCCGTTTGACATGTTGGTGTTGATTAGGTCGGCTTCAAAAGATGACGTATTTGTCATCGTAAGTGTATGGGTCATAGCTGAAGTACAACCTGTTGAGATTACCCCCGATGCAATTTGTTCTTGCAAGTAATCTAAATCTAAATCAAAGATAAAACGAGTGAAACCATAATTTGGAACAATCAAATCTGATGCACCAAAATTAAGTTCAATTACAGGGTTTCGTGCTGTATTTGTATACAGATTGGAAATTAACGTATTGTTTCTATTAAAATATGACCTTAAGATTGACATTTACTTCTTTTAGTAATAAATATCAATTCAATCGAATATATTGATTAAGAACGTTTTCGTAAGCATCATTAAGTTCTTTTAACACATTTGACACCGAAGAACCATCTTGAGTTATACTAACGGGTGGTTCACCAGGGTATCCGTGTTCATGGGTAATTAAGAATCTAACAATTACGTTTAGTAGTTGTAAAAGTTCCTCACCCCTTACCATACTTGAGGTATTGGGTTGAATTTGTGTGTTAAACTGCGCTTCATTAATACCGTATAGGTTGTTTAAGAAGTTAATCTTGTCTTTACCGGGTATTTGTGCGTATTGTGATAATAGATAAACATATTGACCACCTAAAGCTGCGTGAGTTTCAGGGAGTTCTATGTTATCCGTGGGGGTAATACCCTTCAAACTAACGTTTATAGGTTCACCAGTCTTGTCTAACGCGTATATTAACCCGTAACCACCCTGTTTATCATTTGGGTTTAATTTAACGTCTTTAAATACGGTATTTAAGTTTTCTTTGGTTTTTACATCTACAGAATTTAACATGTAATTGTAAATTCTGTTTGTTGGTCTAAAATAGATTGGGTACCTGTCTTCAATCAC